CCTTTTTGTACTCCAGAAATGAGAACTCTAAGCCATCTTCGACGTGACGTAAGCCTGACACAAGAGATGGTAAAACTGTCAGGAGGTTGTTTCTCTTACGGTAAGAATGTGGAGGAAGATGCTGAAAGTGATCGGGAATATGAAAGTATGTATGAAGAAAATTGGCAGGCTTTAGAGCAGCAAATCAACCTACTGAACCAGATTGCTATGGATATCAGAGGAAGTTCAATGGGTGCTAATGGAGGTATGAAAACCTTCTATGAATATGTTGGAGGAGCTAATGGGAAATAAGCGTACAGTAGAACTATGCAGCTTAGACCCACAAGGGACTCTTCAAGAGTTCTCTGATCGGGTTAGTAAGGTACTCATTAACTATCCTCATGCTACTGTAGAGTCTTTTGGGGAGTATGAGGATAGTTATGACGCTATCACCATCTCTGTAGACAAAACAGAACTAGATTACCAAATAGAGGATGTGTGCGCGCAGCTAGATGAGTTACCTCACTCGTGGTCTAGTCGGAAAGTTTCTCAGAGAGTTGTGGTTATTTCTCAAGACACTCCAATTGAGAAGGATGTATTAGAGAAGATCAAGAATGACGGGAAGAATGATAAATATTGGTTGCACTTCAATGGATGTGTTTTGGAGCGATGGCTTAATGTAGAAGAATTAACAAAGCTACACAAGAAAAGCGATAAAGAACATAAGAGAGGAGTAGCCAAGAGGAAAATTCTTTCAAAAGAGCTTAATCATCTTATGAGGCTTCAAGAGGTTCAAGACGCTAAGTACACACTGGAGAACTTATAATGGAAAATAATGAGCAACTTTGTTACTGCAATTCTGGAGAGAAGATTGCGAATATCATAGAGACCCTTCTAGACGTATTAAAAGAACATCCTCATGCTACAATACATTGCTCTAAAGAAGGGTATATTGTTATTTGTGAGGAATGACTCACTTGTGAGAAATAAGCTATTGAAATTCTGAAGAGTGGGTGTTATAATAGTCGTTCACTCTTCAGAAAAGAAGATTAAAAATAATTATTGAAAGGTTAACATGGATAAAAAAGCACTAGCAGACATAACAGTATTTAACAAATATGCAAAATTTGTACCGGAACTAAATCGTCGGGAGTTGTGGGATGAAATCGTAGATCGTAACGCAGCAATGCACAAAGAGAAATATCCACACATGGCTGAGAAGATTGATGACGTATATGGTAAGTTTGTAAAAACTAAGCGTGTACTCCCTTCTATGCGCTCATTACAATTTGGAGGTCGTCCTATTCTTTTGAATGAGGCTCGTATTTTTAATTGTGCATATGCTCCAGCAGAGAATCCTAAGTTTTTCTCTGAGCTAATGTTCTTGTTGCTTGGTGGTACAGGGATGGGGTATAGTGTACAACAGCGCCACGTTAGTAAGCTACCTAAAATCAAACAACCAGAGAGTGACGGTGAATACAAATTTCAGATTCAAGACTCTATTGTTGGTTGGAGTGACGCAATTAAAGTAGTGTGTAAGGCTTTCTTTAATGCAGGAACTCTGCCTGTGTTCGATTACCGAGATATTCGTGAAAAGGGTGCAGATTTAGTTACAACAGGTGGGCAAGCTCCGGGGCATGCTCCACTGAAAGCTTGTGTAGAACAGTTGGTAGTATTGCTGCGTAAAGCTATTGGACGTAAGCTGAAATCCATTGAAGTACATGATATGTCTTGTATTATAGCAGATGCTGTATTGGCTGGAGGGATTCGCAGAGCAGCTATGATTTCACTCTTTGATCGTGATGATGAGGAGATGCTTACAGCAAAAGCCGGGGCATGGTATTTAACACACCCATATCGTGCTCGTTCTAATAACTCAGCGGTGTTGCCTCGTGGTGAAGTTACAGAAGATGAATTTGCAAACTTGATGAAGCGTGTGGAAGAATCTGGTTGTGGTGAGCCGGGAGTTTATTGGACAAATAACGAAGATTGGGGAACTAATCCATGTTGCGAGATCGCACTACGACCTTATCAGATGTGTAACTTGACAGAGTTGAATGCTGGCAAGATTTACACACAAGAAGAGTTCAATGATGTAGCGAGTGCGGGAGCTTTCATTGGGACACTGCAAGCAGGGTACACAGACTTCCACTACTTGAATCCTAAATGGAAGATTGCTTGCGAGAAGGATGCTTTGTTGGGTGTGTCAATGACAGGGATTGCATCTGGCACTGTAGAAAATCTTGACATGAAAGAAGCTGTAAAACATGCAAAAGAGGCGAATGCTGAAATCTCTAAGATGATTGGTATTAAGAAGGCAGCACGAGTCACAGCAGTTAAACCTGCAGGAACAACTTCTCTTGTCTTAGGTACATCCTCTGGTATTCACGCATGGCACAACGATTACTACATTCGTCGTATGCGAGCTGGTAAAGATGAAGCATTGGCAATGTATATGATGACAGTAGCACCTGACTTAGTAGAGCAAGATGTGTTTGTACCCCACCAAGTAGTTTTAAGCTTCCCACAGAAGGCTCCTGAAGGTGCAGCATTACGAACAGAGTCTATGTTGTCATTGTTGGAGCGCGTGAAGAACGTATCTTTGAATTGGGTTGCTCAAGGACACCGTAGTGGAACTAATAAGCACAATGTGTCTTGCACTATCTCAGTTAAAGATGATGAATGGAAAGAGTTAACAGAATGGATGTGGAATAATCGAGAGCATTATAACGGTATTTCTGTTCTGCCATATTTTGGTGCAGAAGCATACCCACAGCTTCCTTTTGAAGACATTACGAAAGAGCGCTACGAAGAAATGTTACCACTACTAGAAACACTCGATATTAGCCAAGTGTATGAAACAAATGGTAAATCTATTAATTTATCATCTGAAATTGCCTGTAGTGGTGGTGGTTGTGATATTATTTAAGGAGAATAAATGTTAACAGTGTACTCAAAAACAAACTGCCCTGCGTGTATTAATACTAAAGTGTTATTAGATAAGTATGGTGTTAAATATGAAGAAATTAATATGGATGAAAATCAAGAAGCCAAGGAGTTTATTATATCCGAAGGTCACAGACAAGCTCCTCAGATTTACAAAGGTAAAGACGTGTTTGTACAAGGAGGCTATCTAGGCTTGATTAAGATGACTGAAACAGAAGTTAAGAAGTTGTTGTACGGGATATGAATACATTGGAAGGATTTAAAACTTTTCCCTATAAATTTATGGAATGTGCCTAGAAATAAAGCTTGACACCAGAAGGCTCTACATCCATAATAGAGCCTTCAAACATCAAAGGAGGGGTATGGCAACACTAGATTTAATTAAAGTAGGAAGTACTGTACAGTACAAGAAAACTGGACTAATTACAGATACTATAATCGCTATCTCTTATAAAGATTGTGCATTTAAGAAAGCTATTGTCACAAACATCGAAAGAAGTAGAGTGTCAATTGTTTTTGAAGATTCTACTGAAGAGACTCTGCTAAATATCTTTGACGGGCTACCAAATGTCCATGTACCGATTACTGTCTCGGATGAACAACCTACAAAAGGGCACATTAATTCATTACTAGCAATACTTAAACAGAAATGTAAAATGGTGGGAGAACCTTCTTATATTAGATTTGATACTGCTAAAAGCAAGGATTTAATCAATGATATAAACCGTATTGTAGAATTACTTTTACAGGTAAACCAAGAGCAAGTAGGTGAGATTTTAGTTGAAAGCTTTAGTAAGTCCATTCATAGGATTAAGCAAGACTACTATGAAACTTGTTCTGAAACATGCAAATCTGTTATAGAATTACTTAATCACAAAATTGGCACAATAGGGGTACATAGTTTTACTGTGTACTGGAAAGACTTATTCATACCCCAACCTTATCATAAATACTTTAAAGGAGAATAATATGCATTCATGGAAATTTACAGACGAAGAAGGTTCCCTCTGTGTTGCAGAGTATGATAGTTTCCTAGATTTATTCACAGCATGGAAAGTAGGAAGAGAGTTATGTCTATTCAGCTATACATGTGATGAAGTAGAGGATTATCTCAACAGAGGAATCTGGAAACGCCTAAGCTAGGAGAACCTATGAAGAAAATACAGAGAGCAATGTTTGTTGACACAGGTGAAATCTTCGAGTATTACCACTCTGCAATAGACGGGCTGCCCACAACAATCATCAAACGAGAGCGTGGCTTTACAAGGTATTACACAGATGATGTTGTTGCAACAGGGGTGGCAGAAGGGTGGCTAAAGCTGATAGAGGAAGAAGATGAACAAGCGTAGTACAGTATGGTGGAAGAATCCTGAGAACAAAGAGAAGTGGAAAGAATCTCACAGGATTGCAAGAGAGCGTATTGCAAAAGTATTCGATTCTGAATATGATGCTCTTGAAGCCATTATTCTTGAGATGAAGGAGACAGCGCACTTTCCAATGAAATTTCGCTTCAAAGTGCTTAATGAGAAGCGTCAGACAAGTTTAAATGGTAGGACAAGTAGCGGGAAGTATTATACCAAGTATTGTGCAGAAGTCAGTCACTGTGGGAAGTATTTTCTAATATCTCCTGAGAGTAGTGAGCATGCGAAGATTGTAATGCCTATGGGAGAGTTAAAACGATTACAAGTGGTTAAGAGGGTGGTAGTATTTGTTAAGAACTGTTACCGTAAATATGTTAAGAAGGAGGATGAGTAATGGGAGATAAATATTGTGATGATTTTATTATGATGAAACAAGTCCTACGTTTTTAAGGCACAAGGTAGATAAGTACACGTTAAACGGATTGAGATTGGTGGCGAAGAAATGACTATCACAAAAGATATAGTAGGAACATTGTCGTTGGTGAGAGTAAATGTTTAACGTGCAATAAACAATTTAAGGAGAGTGTATAATGACGAAGTATTACAAAATCAGTGAAAGTGACTTACTTGAGTTATTGCAACGTGACCACTATCTAGATGCACTAGAGGCTGCAGGTATAGATAATTGGGATGATGGAGACGGTGTGTCAGAGTTCTTAGAAGAGTACCCAGAGCCTGAAGCTGAAGATATCATAAACATATATGACTTGATTGAAAGTTATGATTGTACCCAGTGCGGTAATAATGTAAATATCAAGAAAGGGTAATATGGAAAATCAACACAAACAAATTAAAGGTTACCGAGACTTATCACAAGAGGAAATTGACTTGATGAATAAGATTAAAGCTTTGGCAGAGCAAGTTGGAGAGCTTGTTGAGGAGTTGGAAGTTAAAGTTGCTGATGAATTTACCAAAGCTTCTGACGTTTTTGATTACAACCCTGATACAGCAGACTACTACGAGTCTTGTGAAGAGGCTTACGGGTGGGTTCTGGCAGGTAAGAAAGATTTGAAGCTAGGTTTCATGATGTTAACACGTGCAGTAGCTAAACCAACAACATTTTAAGGAGAACTAAACAATGAGTAACATATTTGATGATTTAAAACAACGTGCATTAGAAATTAACAAGAAGCAAGAACTTGTGAAAGATTACATTGCGCAATTAGAAGCTGTGCAAGCAATTGATGCAGAGATTAAAGAGTTGCAAGAGAAGCGTAAGGCTGTCATTGCTGCTGACACAGAAATCTTTGCTTTGACAAATGAGATTAAAGAGTTATCTAAGGAGTTTGGTAAGGCTACTAAAACTGTGTCAAAGGACTTCAGCTTCAAGCCTGCTGTCACGAAGGCTTATGTTAAGGCTTCTATCAAGAGTGATGAAGTAGTACAAGCAGTAAAAGATAAAGGGGATGCTTTTAAGTTCCTCACTAACAAGTTCAACTAAAGGAGGAACTATGGACGTAATTACAGCTAACACTGCTGCAGACATCATTGAAAAACTTGGCATTAAAATTCCAGATGGGGCTACAGGTTTCAAAATCCACATTAAAGCAGACGTGCCTCCTACATTAGTATTTAATGTTCAAGGTATTGGGACAGAGATTATCAGCAAGCAGCTTGGAGTTCGATATGAAGGCGAAGTAGATGAAGCAAACAAGCTAATCTGTAACAAGGTATTCCCCCATAATCCAGAAGTCACCGACATTACAATTATCGGAGAATCAATGGGGAAGTATGAAATTGTTACTACCACAATTGAACAAGCGACAAGTAGTGAAACACTAGAAACTTTAATCAAAATTTTACAAGGAGAATCAGAATGAATTTCTTACAAATTTTAAAACTCGTAATTCAGCTTTTGCCATTATTGATTGATGCAGTTAAAGCAGTAGAAGCTGCTGTGCCAAGTGCAGGTCAGGGGTCTACTAAACTTGAAACTGTCAAAAACTTAGTGATGTCTGTAGCTGATATTACTCAAGATGTAGATAGCAAAAACCTGTCGTCTGCAATTGAGAAGGCTATCAGCTTAGTAGTTACTCTACTGAATAAAACAGGCGTATTTTCTAAGTCATAAAACAAAAAAGAGAAGAGTCCTGTAAAGGATATCTTCTCAATAGTCTCTCAGACTAAAAACGACATTGTACTGAAAAGCTAATCCCTGCAAAAGATTCTTTCAATACTTTAACATTTATCTCCCCACGTTGCTCTACAGTCTCTACCAAAGACTTAAGTGTAACGTGGGGATTTGTTTTATATACGCAATTACTTGTTGGAGTCAATAACTCTTTCTTCAATCGGAGCAAGCTCTTTTGGTGCTGAGATTGTACTGGCTTCTGCCAACTTTGGTAAAGCTTCACTTGCTGGTTTGGAGCCAACTCCGACCTTTGTAGAAGTTGCGAGTGTGAAGTAGAAATTGGTAAGACCAATAATGCCACCAGCCACAGCAGTTGCAGTATCTTCGTCAACTGGTAAGTCATAACCAAATACCTTTGCTAATTGAGCTAAACCGATAAGGAATCCGCCTAGTACAGTGACCTCTATCTGTTTTTTCTTCCATTTTTGAGGGTCAGCCAATGACTTCCCTAATTGCAACACTTCCCATGCAGCTTTGATTTTATTTAACATATTACATTCCTTTTAAAAACAATACTCTTTCCATGTGCCTGCGATTGTCAAGCCCTTTAACCACTTTACCACCAGCCTTATTCCACATTAGGAATGCTTCTGCAGCTTCTTTCAAGCTTCCCTCACGTATCTTCCTAGCCACTGTAGACTTAGCGAAAGCTCCCACACCAATATTGTAAGCAAGAGATGTGCAAGCTGCTTGCTGATTAGGAGATAGCTCACAGACTCTAGGACAGGCTTTATAGACGCTATTTAAGAATTCCTGAGCACGTATAGCCAACTCTGTGTCAGCCTTCTCCTGTGTCCATTTAAGTCCTTTAACGACCCCTTTAGTTTCTCCCCATCCGATAGTCCATATTCCAACAATGTCTTGATAGGCTTCTAGCTTACAGCCTTCAAATTGTTTTAGGAGGGGGATTAGGATTTGTAGTGTTTGTTGGCTCATGTTCTGTCCTTCTTAACTACTTCCATTAGCAATTCAAATTGACGGAGTAAGTTAGCTTCCATATTTTCAAACTTAACACAAAGTCTTGACTCCATATTCTCTAACTCCTTCTCAAATCTACCTTCAACACGATCAATGACTTTCTCATGCTCAAAACGAAGTCTGTCAATCTCTTTCTCAAATCTCTTATCAGTATCTTCAACAACAGCTTTGTCAGCTTTGTTTTGTCTGACGTGTTCAATTGCTTCATCTTGAGCTTTCTTGTCACTTCTAACCATGCTCCAGATTGTTGCAACTAACGCACTCAGCATCGTTACGAAAGCCCCAAGTATCCACAGTATTACCTCGATTGGCATCTTATTTTCCCTTTAATGTAGTATAGTGTTTTATTTGCAAATAAGATGCAAACCAGAATTTCAAATATTTCTAGGTATGGCATTACCTGCCTGTAGTACGGTATGTTTATTTCAAAGATGAAAGACATCAAGTGGCAGACTAACATGAATATATTCATTGCTAGTAGAGGAGGGGATATCCGAGAGAAAAGCACATAACAAGAGACAATCTTTACGATTTCAATTGAGATACAAGTGGCATACCAAGTGTAGTAGTTTGTTATAAGCTCTGTTGGAAAATAGAAAGAAAAACCTACTAAAAATGTTAATAATAGGTTTTTCTTGCAGCCGCTATTAAGCCATAAAGCTAGAACAAAGAAGGCTGCGTATAGCATATTAGCCGCCTACAGGGACAACTGGAGGTTTCTTAGGAGGTACATCTCCATGCCCTGTCTCGTTCGTATCGTCATCAGGGTCTGTGTCTGCTACAAAATTTAATGTGTTCATTTGTTGCCTTTCAATTTGCTTGTTGAGAAAAATTAAAACATGGTATAATGCGTTTGGTGCAAGTAACCATGCCGAGTCTATTCCAAGTGCTTCTGCTACAGCTTCACTACAAAACTTCTTATCTCTGCTATCTCCAACTACACCGAACAAGAAATG